AATCTTCTTTTAAATAAAGGTTTTCCTGCCTTGCTATGTCCTGCTGGATACCGTAGGACTTCGGTTGTTTCAATATCGGTTGCATCAAAGGCTCTATTATACGCTGCAGGGTCAATGAACATTTTCTTAACCCACTGATGACCTCTGCCGCCGGGGTTGGTCGTAGCCCTCATAAAAATTGGCAAGTCGCTTGCAGTGGACCGTAGACGTGACCGCATGTAGTTCCATGCATACGGTGTGGCCCATTGTGTCAACTCGTCAAAGCCTATCCAGCTAAATGCCAGACCCTGATAGCGCAAGACATCCTCATCCCTATCAAGGTAGGACATCCACAACCTTGCACCAGATGGCGCAGTCCACTGCATCTTTCTTTCTGACCACTTTATACCGGGCCAGATTTTTGGGTACAACTCCTGCGACTTAAATATAAGTTCGCGCAACTCCTCTGTGGTGTGTCGCAGCAGAAGCCCACTAAACTGTGGATGCCCCATGTATCGCAAAGGGTCTGCAAGCATGGCATAACTTTTGCCGCCACCTGCAGAACCACCATACAAAACCTCTCGTTCACTTGCAGCCAAGAACTCCGTCTGTGGTCCGGCGTTTGGCTTGAACAACACATTAGCATGTTCTTCTATGCTTTGTGTTTCATATGAAACTTTTTCAATCTTAGCTGCTGGCTCTGGAGCCTGTTCTTTGCGTGTGGATTTCTTCCGCTTTGGCGATTGCCTTTTCCGCATACTCTGCCCACTTGCGGAGGCTTGCAGCTTGATTCTTACGTCTTCGCTCATTGTTTAATCGTTTCCTCAAACCTACATGCGAGATGTATCTGCCAGTCTGCGTACTCAACCAGTTTGCTACTTCACGATAGCTATATTGATTTACGTGTGACCTAGCCTTCTCTAGCAAATCCAATTCAATTGGTATAGGTTGAAGAATGTCGGGGTCTTCATCATCCTGTTTATATCCGAATGGTACTGTACGTGCAATACGTGGAATAGGTATCCACTCGTTTTCTTCTTTAATGTCTGTTGGCTGTGGTAGCTTCCACTTGCCTATGCTACGTGTCATGCCTTTTTCTTTTTATTGTCCACTATTTTGTGAGGTAAAAAAGATGTTTTCTTTGTTCCAATATCTTTTATTTTTATTTTTGGTCTAGGTTTTCTTTTAGGTAACGGCCTAGTATCTTTTTTTGCCCCCATCATTTCTAACACTTTATCAAATTCACTATAGTCTACGGCCATTTTAATCTTCCTCTTCTACTGGTGCTTTAGGTGGCATAAGCATAACGCCGCCACTCGCTTCTACCTGCATCTTCTCTGTCTTCACTAGACCTACACGGTCAAGTAATTCTTTAGCTGCAGACATCTTATCACGAATACCCAACTCTGTCGGGTCATACAATGCACCTGTCATCGCCATCGCAGCTTTCGGCGCATTACGAGCCATGTACATTTGTGTTGCCTCAAGAATTTCTTCTTTAAGACCTTTAACAATTTCCGAAGTGCTAGAAGTGTCAGCATATCCTGCCATCTTTTTTGCTTGCACCATATCGCCACCTGCTTCTTCAAACAGGACGTTTAGAAATGCTTGTTGCTTTTCTGTTAGTTCTCTAGCCATTATTTAAATACTTTCTTGCCAGCAGTTAAAAGAGCATCTTTCACATCTTTAAATAATCCATCAGCATATCTACTATCACCAAATCTTTTCTTTGTAGGGTCTGTGCCTACAACAGTTCTAACACCATGTTTACTTCCTTGTTTTTTAGATCTATAGTGAATTGTTTTTAAACTCATCAAAACTCTCCGTTGTGCATAGCATTAGCTAACTTAGTAGCCCGTCCTTTTACTTGCTTGGCCCACCTGCTGTCAAGCATCTCCTTTGCTGCAGTAGGAAAGTCTTCAGCTTCTACAGCAGCCCACATCTTCTTAAACTTACACAGTCTAGGCACCCCCATATTAAATGCCATATCTATTAATATAAGCTGACGTACAGAGTCTAACCTGTCCACGCAAGGGTGCGCACGTACCAGTTCTTCCTCAACAATCTGTACGTCATTCGTTGCTAGATAGACCGCATCAGCTTCGGTGATTCCCCATTCATATACGTGGTCAATAGATGGGTAGTCCATCCAGTCAAGTTCTTCCTTGCTTATGCCACGGTCTTCTAGGTTTCGTCCAATACCAATAGTATCAATTCCTAATGTGTCTTTATATACTTGTAGGCGTAGTCCCTCTGATACTATAAGTTTTTCTATTAAATCTTGTCTATCATATTTCATGTACCAATAGCCCCTACTATACCACAACTATACTCAACAGTTTTCCAGTCGCCATCTCTTGGTATTGATTCGTGTATGGCTTTAAACTCTAAACATTCAGGTTCATTTTCAAACCACTGAATGGTCTGACTAAAACACTGACCATTTTCAAAACAAACATTTAACATCAACGCCCATATTATGTGTGTCATTCTGAACGACTTTCTCTTTCTAGGCGTTTTGCTTGGGTTTGATGTGCGTTACCCTCGTGACTCATCCATACCGCAAATGCACCTGTCATGGCCCCCGTGACTACACTCACCAGTGCCGCTTGTTGACTTGTCGGATC